ACTCTCAACGAATACGGTAACGCAACTGTAACGACAGCAAAACTTCGTGCAACCTCGTTCCTCCCTGTAGACCCAGTAGCCGCACAAGCAGTTGGTTACAACGCTGGTTTGTCAATTGACACCATCGCTCGTAACGTGCTTGAAGCAGGCGACAACGTGATTTACGCAACAGGTGGAGCAGTTGACCCATCCAGCCGTACAACCGTCAACGCTGACGACACCCTCTCATCGAACGATGTTCGTCGAGTTGTCGCACAGCTTCGTGGCGCAAACGTACCTACCATTAACGGTTCGTATGTTGGCTTCATCCACCCAGACGTGTCTTACGACTTCCGTTCAGCAACAGACGCAGCAGCTTGGCGTACACCAGCTAACTACGTCAACCCTGAAGGCATCTACAACGGTGAAATCGGTATGTTTGAAGGAGTCCGTTTTATGGAGTCGCCACGTGCGCCGAAGTTCACTGACGCATCAAACAACAGTGGTTCCAGTGGAACAATTGACGTATACGGCACACTCATCATGGGTCGTCAGGCTCTTGCCAAGGGTATTTCCCTCGGTGGCGAGTATGGCGCACAGCCAACAATTGTGTACGGAACAGTGACCGACCTTCTCAAGCGTTTCCGACCAGTCGGTTGGAAGCACTTCGTTGGTTACGGTGTGTTCCGTCAGGAAGCATTGCGTCGTATCGAGTCTGCATCAAGCATTGGTACAAACGCCTAGTTCCCGACAAGGAATTGATTAGAACCCCATAAAGGTTCAGCGAAGCCCCTGCCCGTTTTGGGTGGGGGTTTTTGCTATCCTATGTGTATGGCAACATTTATTCCACCGGTTGACCCGTTTGTGTATTGGGCTGAACCAGGCGAAAGAGGAATCTTCGCATATATGAACCCAGGCAAAAGAGGCCGTAATGTGTTCAAATTAACTGATGGTTCTTTCACAGAGTCACAACCTGGCGACCCATCAATTATTTCTATTACTTACCACGGTGGTCACGTTCATCCGTTGACTGCTGCTGAGGAAGCAGATTTGATTGCTGCTGGCTATGGGGATTACATTGAAGCATAGGGAAGACCATCCGAATTTGGATGTTGAGGGATGTTTCGCTTGTAAAATTACAGGGATACAGGTTGGGTCTAATTCGACTACTACTCGTGGTTCGCAGGTAGCAAAAATCAATGAGCGTGAAAAGGGTTGGAATAAAGATATGCCTGCCTATAAGCGTCTTCGTGAGCAGGGTTTGCAACCTAGACAGATTGATGGTGCTTCTGTGTTGGAATCACGCGCAACTGAACGCTGGCAAATTGAGGGTTTGCCTGCTTCTGAAACGTGAACTATCAAGCTTGGCAAGGGTTTGATGACCCTAACTTTGGTTATGGGGCGATGCTTGATGGGTTCAAGAAGTCTTTACCTAAGAATGTAAAACTGGACAAACACGCTTCTGTTCACGTTCATATGCAAATCCCTAATGCTTGTAAGGGTTGGTTCAGAGGGCAACATAGGGTTTTGTTTTCTATGTGGGAAACGGATTCTTTGCCTGGGAATTTCCGTAGGTGGATTGAACATTTTGACCAGGTTGTTGTTCCTTGCCAACATAACGTGGAACTGTTCAGTCAGTTTCATAATGATGTTTCTTATTGTCCTTTAGGGGTGGACCATAGTTTTTGGAAACCTATGGATGTTGAACGGACTGATGTGTTCCGGTTTCACGGTGGTGGTTCTTTGTGGAGGCGTAAAGGGCTGGATGTTTTGGTGAACGCTTTTAATGCTTTGAAGTTGCCTAACGCCGAGTTGCATATCAAGGCTGCGCCTCACGCTAAGGATGTGCCTGTGAATCGTTTAGGGGACAAGGTGTTTTTGAATAGGGATTGGATGACTCGTGAGCAACATAGAGAGTGGTTCAACAAGGCTGATTGTTTTGTGGCTGTGTCTCGTGGGGAAGGTTTCGGTTTGATGCCTTTGCAGGCTATTGCCAGTGGTGTCCCTACAATCGTGTCAGACAGCACAGGACAGTCCCAGTTCGCTCATTTAGCCTTTGGGGTAGTTCCGTGCCGTAAATCCACGGCAGAGACTCTGGGGCAGTGGGATGAGCCAAACCAGAAGGTTTTGGAGGAACTGATGATGGAAGCATATTCAAACCGTCAAACCATTAAGGATACGGCTGTGGCTCGCGTTCCAGAATCGAAAGTGTTTTCTTGGTCTAACGCCACGAAGAAGCTACTTAGCCTCATCCCAGAAGGAAACCTTCTGGAAGACCCAGTGTGGTATGAACCTGAAATTATGACCAGCATCCAAGTGGTTCGTAAAGTCAACGCCCATATCGGGTCGCAGTTTTATAGTTTGAAACCAGGGGAAACTTATATGGTGCCAGAGAATGTGCATCAGGTTCTTCTGAATTCAGGGGCTATCCAATAGTGCTATAATCACACAAGTATGGCTGCACCTGCAAGACAAGATTTAACTATTACTCGTGGTGATACCGAAACGGTAGAGGTCACTATCACTACTGACGGTACAACCCCTGTGAATATTACTGGCCGTACCTACACGTCGCAGATGCGTACCACCCCAGACATCGCTGCGATTTCTATTACCGGTACTTGCGTTGTTACTGATGGGGCTGCTGGTGAGATGGCTGTTACGTTTGCTGCGGCTGATACTGCTGATTTGGACCCTGGCTTTTTGTATTGGGATTTGCAGGAGAACGCTTCTAGTGTTATTACCACTATTCTTTCGGGTACTGTAACGGTTCTTGCCGATGTGACTAGGTAGTTTATGGCTACCACAAAGGTTACTGTTGCTGTTTCGAATGAACCAGTTGTTGTATATAAATCTGGTACTTCTATTGTTTTGGCGTTGGCTGACCCTTCTGTGCCTGCGACTGTCGGCACGAAAATTTTGGTTGTTGGTTCAGAGTCGGCTGGTCCACAGGGGGCAAAAGGGGATACTGGTGCTGTAGGTGCTACAGGTCCGACTGGTCCGACTGGTTCTACTGGTGCTACTGGTTCGCAGGGTGTGACTGGACCTACTGGTGCGACTGGTCCTACAGGTGAACAGGGTGTGACTGGTCCTACAGGCGCACAAGGAATTCAAGGTGTTACCGGACCGACAGGTCCAACAGGGGCTGCTTCTACCGTTACAGGCCCTACTGGTGCGACTGGTGCTGCTTCTATGGTTACTGGTCCGACAGGACCGACTGGTCCGACTGGTGCTGATTCGTTGGTGACAGGACCAACAGGTCCACAAGGTGTGACAGGCCCGACTGGTCCGACTGGACCAACTGGTGCTGATTCTATTGTGACAGGTCCTACAGGTCCGACAGGTGCAACTGGTTCTACTGGTGCAGCTTCTACGGTTACAGGTCCTACTGGTCCGACTGGTCCTGCTGGTACTAACGGCATCATTGGTGTTGATGGTGCGACAGGACCTACAGGTCCGACTGGTGCGACTGGCGCGCAAGGCGTTACAGGACCGACTGGTCCGACAGGTGCTAATGGAACTATTGGTGTAGATGGGGCTACAGGACCTACTGGTCCTACTGGAGCGACTGGTGCAACAGGACCGACAGGCGTGACTGGAGCTGGATATTTTGGTGTTACTTCTGCTACATCAAATACCATTGGAGTTGGCACACAAACTTTTACTATTTCATCTCCGTGGCCTAACGCATATCAGTCTGGTCAAAGAGTTCGTGCGATATATCCACTATCACCAACAAACTATATGGAAGGCGTTGTTACGGTAGTGTCAACTACTTTGACTATGACTGTAGATACGGTTGGTGGTTCTGGAACTTATAGTTTGTGGAGTTTTTCTCTTTCTGGCAATATTGGTCCTACAGGTCCAACAGGTCCAACTGGTGCAGCGTCTACTGTGACAGGCCCTACAGGTGCGACAGGACCTACAGGGGCTACTGGACCGTCTGCACCTGTACAGACAACAAGTAACCTGTTGATTTATACGATTATGAATATGGAGTTTTAATGGCTGCTGGTGATGTATTTCCGAAAATGTTGACTGTCCCTACACAGGTGGGTACTACGACTACGACGTTGTTTACGGTGCCTTCGGGTCATCAGTATACGATTAAGCAGATTGTGATTTGCAACACGGATGGTGTTGACAGGTTGATAACACTTGCTCGTGGTACTGCTGCGACTGC